CACGTCATCGCCGACCACCGAGGAAGGTGCGCGCACGACATTCGGAATCCTGGACCAGACGGAATCATTCCTGCCCAATAACGGCGGCGTGAAACTGGCCGAGGTGATGGACCGCAATGTCGGTAAATCCGGCAACAGATTGATAGAGACCTCTAATGCCTGGTCGCCCGGCATGGAATCGGTGGCGGAAACGACATACGATGCATGGGTCGCGCAGGAGGAAGGCAGGCTGAAAGGCCGCGGCCAGATTCTCTATGACGCGCGCATGGCTCCGCCTGACATTGACTTTGATGATCCGGCCTCCATTCGGAAGGCAGTTGAATTCGCCTACGGGGATTGCTACTGGGTTGACCCCGAAGACATTACCGATAATCGCATTCTGTCGCCGAAGACGCCGCTCTACGTTTCCAAGATCTTCTACCTGAACTGGCCGGAAAGCCCCGAGAATGCCTGGACTACTCCGCAGCTATGGGCACGCATGGCTGACCCGGAATTCAGAATTGAAGCCGGCGACGATATCGCAATAGGATTTGACGGCTCCAGGGTAGAGGACGCGACGGCGCTGATAGGCTGCCACATCAATACCGGGTTCACTTTCACGCTCGGTATCTGGGAGCCGCACGGCAAGCGCTATATTCCGATTGAAGAGGTGGATGCAGCCATTCAGCTCGCCATGGCGAAATGGCATGTGTGTGCTTTCTTCGCGGACGTGAAGGAATGGGAAGATCACACGAAGATCAAGTGGCGTGCCTGGTTCGAGGAAACAGTTGACGTCTGGGCGGTACCGGGCGGTCGCGATCCGCAGCCCGTCGCCTGGGATATGCGCGGTCACGTCGGTGAATTCACTACGGCTGCGGAAATGGTGCTCAGCGGGATTGAGGCTCATCCGCCTGGATTCACGCACGACGGCGATTCCTTCCTCGGGCGACATGTAGCCAATGCGCGGCGCAGCCCTAATCGCTGGGGCATTTCCATTTCCAAGGAAAGCCCGAAGTCGCCTAACAAGATAGACGGCTGCGTAGCCATGATAATCGCGCGGCACGCGCGCAGGCTTGTTCTCGCATCTAAGAAATACAAGGAACGCAAGGAAGCCGAGACGCGTTCAGCACGTGCTACGGTCTGGAGTTTCTCTTGATAATCGCCCAGGACGACCTCGTCAGCATTGCCTCCACTGCGCTTATGAGCCGGCAGGCCGAGCAGCACCGTCTCGCGAATATCAGCCGCTATGTGCGCGGCAGGCAGGATCCGCCCTTCGCGCCACGCGGCGTCAATTCTGAGTACCGCTGGATTATGAAGAAATCGCGGCGCAATTTCCTGCCGCTTGTCGTTTCCGTCATTTCTCAGAATCTGCATGTTGATGGCTACCGGCCGTCGGGTCAGACCGCGAACGAGGTGGCCGCACCGCAGCAGCCGCATCCGGGCTGGCAGACATTCCGCGCTAATCGCATGGTGTCGCGGCAGCACGGCATCCACCGCTCGGTGATCAAGTTCGGAAGCGCGTATCTCGTCGTGCTGCCAGGGCAGCTATCAACTGATGAGGAGCAGGCGCAGGATGTGCCCGTCATGCGCCCGGTGAGCCCGCGGCGCATGACGGCGATGTACGCCGACGACGTGGACGACGAATGGCCGCAGTTCGCAGTGGAAGTGCGCGAGGTGCAATTGCCGAAGGGCAGGTCGCGGGTATTCGTATCTGTCTATGACGAGAGCAAGCGCTACATTCTCTCCAGTCAGGTGCTCGGAGGAATCAGCTCGGTCGGCAACTATAATCTCCAGCTTGCCGAGGCGGGCGACCCGCTGCTGAACGGGCAGGCACCGATTTCAGAGCACGGTCTGGGAATATGCCCTGTCGTGCGTTTCCTTTACGAATCAGATCTGGATGGCGAGGAGGATTGCAGCGGCGAGATAGAGCCGATCATTCCAATCCAGGACCAGATCAACTTCGATACGTTCAACCTGATGATGGCCGAGCAGTACGCGGCGGTACGCCAGCGCTGGGTTACCGGCATGGCTCCGGTGGACGAGCAGGGCAGGGAGCAATCACCTTTCCGGCCTGGCGTGGATAGGGTCTGGGCTGCCGAGGATCCCGCTACCCATTTCGGGGAGTTCGGCGAGACGCCGCTGGCACCGTTCTCATCAGTGCGCGAGGACGGAATTCGGCACATGGCCACGGTCACGCAGGTACCGCCGTATCAGCTCCTCGGGCAGATCGCCAACATGTCGGCGGAAGCGCTGGCCGCGGCCAAGTCGGGGCAGGACGAGCACGTCAACGAGCTGAAGTCTAATCTGACAGATCCGTGGCGCAACTCCTTCCGACTGGAAGCGCTAGCCCGCGGCGATAAGACGGGCTGGAATGACCTTTTCGGAACTGTCGTGTGGCGGGACACCAGCACGCGCAGTTTCAGCGCCACGATTGACGGGCTGACGAAGATAGCTCAGATGCTCGGCGTGCCGGTACAGGAATTGTGGAAGTACATTCCTGGCGTCACTGCCGAAGATGTGCAGGCATGGCTCCTCGCCGCGCAGCGCGAGAAAGCTCAGGCAGTTGTCGAGCAGGCCATGCAGCTAGCGCAGCAGGCTCCGGGAGCACAGCTCGGGCAGGCAATCGGAACGCCGAATGCCGCGGCTGTGCAGGGAGTCGGAGTCGTGCCTGCACCCGCTGCTCCGGCCGGAGGAGCTCCGCAGCCTCTTCCGGCCGGACCCGGAGGTAAGCCGACAGAATGACGACAGCCATTCCAGGCATTCCTCTCCCGGCTGACATATCCGGGCAGCTTCTGCTGAGGCATTATCAGAACAGCCAGCAGAACATAAGCGCGCGGGCTGCGCTGGCCATTCAGAGACTGTGGCTGCGGATGATCAATCCGGCGCAGTTCTCTGATGGCTGGCACACGCTCGGTCCGCTGGTGAACGGAATCATAGCCAATCACTACTCGGCTACTGCCGCGAATGCCGCGGAATACTACGTCAATTCTCGCGTCATTTCCGGCTTCGGTCATATCCAGGTGCCAGGGCAGGATCCGGATGCAGATTACATTCGGACAGTCGTTGACGCCATGGGTCCGGGTAAGTTCTTCAGTTTCCTGCCGGAGCACGGCGAAGACGGGGCTAGCGCCATGGCCGCGGATGCGCTGCGCGGTGCGAGTACGCGCATGGTGATGATGGGCGGCCGAGACACTGTAGCGCACGCCGTGCTGATCGATCCGATAGCCGAGGGCTGGGAGCGCGTGATAGAACCCGGTGCATGCGGATTCTGCGCGATGCTGGCTGGCCGCGGCGCAGTCTACAAGGAAGACACCGTGAAGTTCCGGGCGCACGATCACTGCCACTGCATAGCACGAGCGGTGTTCCGAGGCCAGGAATCTGTCAATGGCGACATATCAGATGAATGGGGAAAGGCTACCGCTGGTCACCGCGGCAAGGCTGCCATAAGAGAGTGGAACAAATACTGGGAGAGCAAGAATGGCGGGTCTGAAGGAAAGACAGAGATTGCAGGCGCGCGGGCAGGCACTCCAGCCGTCGAAGACAAATCAGTCGGACGCGCCGCGATTTCCAGTTAAGCAGCGCACCGGAAAGGATTCACTTGCATCTGCCATCAAGGCTGTCGGCCGAGCCAGGCCGAACACGCCGACCGAGCACAACAGGATTCGCGCTTATCTCAAGCGCGTGGCAAAGGCCAGAGGCTGGAGCGCAGATATCCCAGAAGGCTGGAAGAAAGGAGGCAGTTAATGCCGAAGAGCATCAAGAGTGATTTTCCGCTGGCTAATGCCCAGCCCGGAGATGAGTTCGTCTATACCCATCCGGAGGAAGCCGGATATGGCGCGCATGCGCTCGGGCAGCCATTGACAGCGGAGATGACCGAGCTCGACCTCCAGCACGGCATGATCGTCGTCGTAGTGGAAATGGACCGGGAAACCGGCTGGCCGCTGGTGTCCTGGACCGACACGCAAGGAATCGGCAGAATCACTACGGTAGATCCGGGCAATCTCGCACTGTTCGTTCCGAGCGAACCAGCACTGTAGGAAGGGAACAATGTCAACTATTTCCGCGGGTCAGCTCTTCACCTACGCAGAGCAGCAAGCCCTCGCAGCAGTATTCCGCAAGTCCCAGAGCCCGGCAGCGGGCTCCGTCTACATGGGATTGTCTACGGCAGCGGCGTCCGGCGTGCTGGACAATACAGCGGCTACCATGGCGCACGCATCAATCAACGAGTACGCCACGGCGAGCGGCTACGCGCGGCAGGTGTACGGTCCGGTAGCACCGACCGTCGCCTCGCCCTCGGTTATCTACAATACGGCTGTCATCACGTGGGGACCCTTCACGTCTGCGCCGGGAACGTGCGTCTGGGGAATCTGCTGCGATGCGGCCAGCGGCACATCGGCTAATGTCATCGCGGCATTCCTCCTTTCATCGACGCGCACGCCATCCATCGGTGACAGCCTCCAGGCTGCCGCGGGTACCGGAACGGCCGGAGTCGGATTCCTCTGTCAGGTGTGACATGGCTTTCCTCGTTCTGGAGCCAGCTGTACCAGACCTGAGAGTACCGAGATGGAATCCGTGTGGTGCCATGTCGTTCTCCGGAGACAGGTGCGGTGCAACTCCTGCGAGCCAGTATCTGCGTACCTGCGGAACGGCCAGCCACAATGAGGAAATCTGGCTGTGCCCCATTCACGCGGCTATCGTCGCGTGCGGCGGAGCGTGCTGCCGCGCTTGCTCTGTCAATGGCGGAGTTATCGCGGTGCGCATCTACCGAATTGACCCTGAGCCTCTCCGGGTCAGTGAATTCAGGAGAGGAATCATTCGTGCTGCTCGCTGATGACCTGGCTGTCCAGCCTCGCGACCTGGCTGTGAACTGGCCGCTGCTGGTCACGTGGGGCATCAGCGCGAAATCAGCGGGCACGACGGTAACGGGCGTCTACGGTCGCACGCCAGCCCAGAACAATCTCCTCGTCGCCGTCGTAACGGCGGGTGCCAGCACCGCGGCCACGTTCGCCACGTCGCAGAACGCGGGCACGTCCGGCTGGACGAAGCAGCTGGAGAAGGGGAACAACCCTTCCGGCACCAGTTTCGCCGGCGTCGCGGTATGGACGAAAGTGGCCGGAGCGAGCGAGGCTGCTCCGGTATTCGCGCTGACGATCGGCGCAAGCAATCCCGGAACCACGTGCGTCATCTACGAGGTCTACAATCCGGGCGCTACGCCTGTTGATGTATCCGGATTCGTGCAGGGCGGCTCGGTGGCCGGTACCGTCACCAGCCTGTCCACTGCCACGTCGGCAAATCCCACGGATTCTGACAACATTGCCATATCGGCCATGTCCGTCGTTTTCTCGGCAGCTGCCACCACATCCACCTTCACTAAGGGCGCGCAGGCATATCGGAACATCTACAATGACAACGCGTCCTCTTTCACGCACAGCACCGGAAACATCTACGCGCACGGCGCACTGTCTACATCTCAGGTATATACCGACGCCGCGACGCTTTCCTCCTCTTCTACGTCTACGTACTGGGTCGGCGTCGTTGTCGTCATTCAGGGCGGAACGACGACGATTCCGGCTGGCACGCTCACTCCGGCAATTACTCCTTTCTCTGTCGTCGGCAACGGCGCTGCGAACATCAACGTGTTCACGCGGTCTGCCGGAGATGTTCTGATTCTGTCGGTGAAGATAGCGAACAACACGGTTTCCGTCGGCTCTGTCTCTGACTCCAATGGCTTTACTTCCGGCTGGACCAGGCTGGTCGGTCCTTTCATTGATACGCAGGCGACGCCGCATACCCAGGAAATCTGGATGGGCAATCTCGCCACGGCCGGATCTACTCAGATTCAGATTACCTATAGCGGCACCATCGGAGCCACATCTGTCGAGATTGATTTCAACGAGTTTTCTATAGGATGGGGAACTGCCACTACCTG